TTACTATTGCAACTTTCACAAATATATCCAGGATCATGTTCTTTAATAGAACGTTCCTTTATGTATCTTTGTGCACATGGCATGCAATCATATTCGTAAATAGCCATTTTTTACCTTTCGTAAAACCAAGTTACAATTGCATATTTTGTTCCATTAGTTACTGGATGAGCAATATGCCTATATGGGTAATTGGGAGGAAACAGAATTATTGTGCCAGCACTGGGCTTAATCTTTAAATTAAAATTAACAAACTCTATTTCACCACCCTCGTATTCGTCATTTAAATATAGCAGTCCAGATACGGCTCTTTTAGATTCTGGATAAGAGTCATAATGTGACCCAAAATGATCATTTTTTTCATATTTTAATAATTGAAAACCTTCACCACAAAATACATCATAATTAATACGCATTTCAGCTCTATATGATACTAAACATTCATCAAAAACAAGGTTGCACTTGTCTTCTAGTTTTTTAAAATGCTCATTATATTTATTTCTATTTATGCGAACTTCTTGGCTTGTTCTGTATGCATCTACTAAATCAGTATTATTATTACTTATATCACCAAGTATAGTAGATCTTTTGTATGAAATATCTGACATTTTATCATTTAAAACTAACTCTACTGAATCAATAAAGTCATAGGGATCGCTAAATACGCCTTCATATATAGCAATTCCTGGTGCGGGAGTTGTGTTTTTATAAGTCATTACTTAATTTTACGACCAAACTTTGCCCATACTCTTTCATGCAAAAAGTATCCAAGTGCTTCCCAACCAATATAGATAAGGGCTCCAAGACTTGCATATTCCCATTCTCCAGTAAAGATATAAATAACTCCAGCTACCCCTACTAAATGAAATGTTTCCCAGCTTAATGTCTTTAGCAAAGTTCTTTTAGTTGATTCCATGTTATTTTCCTTTGATTGCTTTTAGGGTATTTGAATCTACAATTCCATTAGGATTTATTGATTTAGATTTTTGAAAATCTTTTACTGCTTTTTCTGTTCCTGGACCAAACTGTCCATCTGCCTTTAATCCAAGAGCTTTTTGTATTTCTTTTACTTGTGGACCTTTAGATCCTTTTTTTAGTAAAGCAAATGTTACTTTAGCTTTTGCAGTTGTTTTTGTTGCTACAGTAGGCTTTTCTGAAACACTCTTTGCAGATTTAGGTGCTAGATCTGAAGAACCAACCTTAGATAACAATGGAGTATTTTCTTCTCCAGCATAAACTGGACGTCCCCATCCTACAATGCCATTAATAAGCTTTAGTTTATTGTCTTTAACGTATGCACGAGTTTTCTCTACGCACATTCCGCCATTTCTTTGGTCTCCTTTTGAAGTTCCTGAAGTATTTCCTTCAATAACTTGAATTGTTCCATTTCCGTTGTTCTTGATACAGATACCAACATGTGAAATTCTATTAACACCATCTTCTGGAAAATCAAAATAAATCCAGTCTCCTGGGGTTGGATCATCATTACGTGCATCTGCCCAACGATTATTCTTTTTAAACCAATCCGATGCTGCAACTGTTGATGCAGACTTTGGGTATTTCTTTGGGTCTAGCCCTGATGTAAATGCACACCAAGAAACAAATGATTGACACCATGGTTGAAAATTCATTCCAGTCCATTTACCATACTTTGTTTCGTTATCTTTTGGACCTTCAATGGTTCCAACTTCTTTCTTTGCAATTTCAATGATTGCTTCTAATGATCCTTTTGTTGACATGGTTCCTCCTAATAGCTGTCTAATTAATTATAGCATTATGAGGCCTGTGATGTCAACCTATTATGAGTTCTTATCCTATGACAATTGGCACAGACCACTTCACATTTTGCTATTTCTTTTTTTATTGCTGCCCAAGAAAATCCATCGTGAATCATTCTTGAGATATTGTATTTTTTATCATGTAGGTGATCAAAGTCTAAAATTATATGATTTCTTGCTCCACAATCAACACAACCAGATGCTTCTTTTATTTCTGACAGTCTTTTTTTAAACTGTTGCTTGTTATAATGTACCAACTCTTTGTTAGTCATAGGATTTAATTATACCAACAAATATTAAAATGCCCCACACAGGTAATTCAGGCACGTTGGCCACGGTATATATTAATGGGTAACTAAACCATCTCTAAGGTCCTGTGTGGGGACATCTATATTGTACTACTTGATTTTAATTGTTCTTGGTTTCTTTTCTTCAGGAACAATACGATCTACATTAATATGTAGCATTCCATCTTTAAGGTCAGCACCAGTTACTTCCATGTACTCACCAAGAGCGAATGTGCGAGTAAACTTACGACCAGCAATTCCCTTGTGTACAACTTCTGCATCTGTTACTTCTACAATCTCACCCTTAATGATAAGTGTTCCATTGTCTACTGAAACATTAATGTCTTCTTTTGTAAATCCTGCAATAGCAAGAGATAGTCTATATGTATCTTCATCTAGCTTAAGAAGATCATATGGAGGGTATGACTGAGAGTTTGTTTTGTGTGCTGTATTGAGACGGCTTAGTTCTCTGTTAAAGCCAATAAAAAAAGGATCATTTAAAAGATCCATAGCAAACTGTGTTACCATTTTATTCCCCTTTCAAGCGAATAAGTTAATGTATCCCCGTAGGCAATACAATATAATTATATCATAGGATAGAGTGTGTTTTTAGTTGCCAATCTTCATAAGGCCTCTAGAGGCTTCAAATTTAGAATAAAAATCATCTAATTCAATTCCAGTAGCTTTTTTAAATCCATCAGAAAAATTTCCTTCAGAATTTGTATACTTAAAAATATTTAGTAGGCTCTCAAACCCTACAGAGGCAATAATATATTCAGTCGCAGCCTGTCCAATTCCGTATGGATTTAATGATGGATTTGCCAGGTAATCATGATCTGAAAGTGGTGTTGAATAATTTTTCGTATAACTTAGTTCTACTTGAATACGACGTCCTTGTTGGTATGAATAAAATCCCATTTTTTCAACCATGTAGTACCCAAAATAATTTGCGCTTCCTTCAATTAACCATCTTGGAATTCTTTTGGACGATAAATCAGTCATGGGACCTCCATGAACTGTAAACTGAGGACCAGTAAGAAAATATTGAATAGTATGAAAAAACTCATGTGCTGGTGCTGAGCGATAAAGTACTGTCCAATATGATTGTGATGGATTTTTTGTAATTAATAGTATGAGGTTTTTATCTGCACAAAGAACATCAAGTTTTCCATCACTGCAAGGATAAGGTCCACCTGGAGAGCCCATCCAAAGATTCATACTACTTAAAGTTGACTTAGACCATTCATGGCTTGTTCCTGCAAACACTTTAATGTTTTTATTTTCAATACTTTTAAAGGCACCATTTGAATAATCAAGCATTTTAGCAATCCAAATACGATCAGATTCTGGAAGTTCTTTATCAATAAATATTTCGTATTTGCTGTCTGGAACTACTTTTCCAAAATAGTTATTTGTAGAATCAAGTGCTGAGTTAACCATTAATTCAGTATCAAAATTTGTAGACCAAGCAGAGAATGAAACAATTTCTGCTTTTGAAGATTGGTTTACTTTTTTCCAAACAAGTTTTTTACCTGATTTAACACAGACAAAACTGTTTGACTGAAATACAGTGTTTTGATTTTTTATTTTACATATAGACCCTGAATTAATTACATTTGCCGAATAAGAGTTTTGAATTGAAATAGAAGAAAATATTAAAGAAATAAATATAAAAAATATTTTATTTTTTTTCACGTTACTCCTTTATTTTAAAAACTACTTGGCAAGGATCTCCGCCATCTTCCCATTCTTGCATTTCTTCATCTGTCATATATGAATCACCTTCATGTGTATTACAAAAGGGTTCTGTTATCCATCCTCTTTGAATACCGTTTTCAAGCCAAATTTCAAACTCATTATAATCTGATTCGCTACTTTGAATATCTTTTAATATTTCTTCAAATTCTTCACTCATATATATAGTATATCCTTAAACGCTTACTACGTCAACTGGACCCATACATGATGGATTAAACTTTATTGCAGAATTAACTGCTCCCACAACTCTTTTTCTTTGATCTTTGGCTTTTTCTGTAGCATTAAGATATCCATAAGCATATTCTGCTCCTGATCCCATAGCTAAATATGGAAGGGTATATTTAGATAAAGACATATCTGCAGAGCTATGTTCATAAATTTGACCACGAACTACAATAATTAAACCAAGGTCTCCATCTTTTGATGTATCTACCCAAAAATCATTATAGAATCCTCTAAGTTGTTTAATAAATTTGGTTTGCATAAATTTATCTGTATCTTTAATGTCTGGAACATAAGGATTAAAATTATAGCGAATACGCTCTCCATCCATTGCACCTGCATATCCAATTAAATATGGACCAAGCTTCCAAACCTTTGGACTAGACAATGCTAGAATGGTTCCATCATCTGATGCACCACGATCTCCAGCCATATAAACTTTATTATTTATTTCATCACGAACTACAGCAATACAGGTCACGACAAACCCCTCCAGATAAGTATATTTAAGTATACCATTGCCTGAAGGGGCTGTCAATTAAGGCAAATAATGACTAATTAGCTTTTTTGTCTACAGCATTAAATGCAGAATTAATCTCAGCTACCGTTAGCTTTCCATCATCTAGAAATCCACGTGCCAGTCTTTCTACTACAGTGGCTACTCCAAGGGTTCCAGCAAGGATTACAGCATCTAGTGTGCTAATTCCTACTACCGCTCCAGCACCAATAACCGAAAGTCCTGATGCTGCAAAGACCGCAACTATTCTAGCAAGGATATTTCCTATGCTAGCAACTGCTCCTCCACCTACTTGTTTTGGGGCTTCTACTATTTTTTTTGTTGCCATTTTATTACTCCTTATTTCTAATTGGGCTAGTTAAAATCCAAAGTGTTGTAGTTGCTATAATTCCATATCCAACTATCGTTTTTGCACTTCCATCAAGGACTACCCAAGCAATAAACATTCCAAGAAGGGTCCATGCTTGGTCAATCAGATCTTTCACTATATTTTTTATTATTCTTACCATTTTCTTCCTCCTCTTGAACCTGGTGAATTAGCTCCTGATGAGCCTCCTCCAGAACTTCCTCCGCCACCTGTGCTACTTCCAGTGGCTCCTGCAGCTGCAACACCTGCTGCATTAATTGCTGCTCCCGCTGCTACAACTGTTGCTATAACCATGTCAGTTGCTTCTTCACGTTCTTGTGTAGACATGTCTGCACCAATACTTCCTAAAGCAAGTAAAACCTGTGCTGGATCTTCAAATATTGCACCAATTAATTCTGAAGGATTTTCAAGAACAACAAGTGCTGCAGCAACTTCTGCAGTAATTACAACAGAATTTCCATTTTCATCAGTTCTAATGTCAACAGGTGTTTCTGCAGGTAAATCTTCATATTCAATTCCAGCATCTTTAATTTGTTCTGATGTAAGTGTTTCTCCTTCAGCAACTGATTCAAGAAGAGCATCTGCGATAAGGTCTTTTTCAGCTTCTGTTAATTTACCATCTTCAGAAAGAGCATCCGAAAGATTATTAACTTCTTCAGGTGTAATTTCACCATCTGCATTTAATGCATCTAAAATTTCTTCAGCATCTTCTGATGTTATTTTGCCATCATCAAGTGCATCTTCTACAGCAGTGTCAACAACTTCTTCTTGTGTAGGTTCAGGCTCTATAGTTGGCTCTTCTGGTATCTCTGGCTCTACTGGCTCTGGAATTGTTGGTTCTTCTGGTTCTGGTTCAATTGGTTCTTCTGGCTCTGGTAATTCTGGCTCAATTGGTTCTTCAGGTTCAACGGTCTCTG